GGACTCGCCAACGGCCGCCATGGCAGACAGGCCATTCATAGCAAATCGATGTTTCATGACATAGCTGTAGACAGTCAAACCGGCTGCATCTGTGATGGTCAGCTTGTCACCTGGCCACACATGCGGCAGGCAGCAGGTTGTGAAAGCAAATGGCGTGTATTCAAACCCTCCTACCTTGGCATAGATCGCAGTGATTACCGTGGCTGCGTCATCCGGATCCAGAAGGTCATTGCCTTCAATCGCAAGCGCATAGGTTTCCGTTCCTGCAACCTCTTCCGTGTCATCGCCAAGATAAACAACACCCGTGATCGTGATGCTGTTTTCATCCATTTGATAACCGTCTCTGCGGCGCTCTTTGGAAGTGATCGGGATCGCGGTTGTTCCTTGCGATTCGCCATACCAAGTTAGTCTCAGCTCACCATTATGGTCCACCCATGCATTGCACCCTGCAAGCTCTGCGATCCATGCAACAACCTTTCGCCAGGTCAGGTCACCATCAGCATTGCTCACAGTAGCACAGGCATAAGTGCTGTTTGTGAAGCTGGAAGTGTACAGTGTGACTCCGCAGGCCGTGCACGCCTGTGCCAATAAGATCGCAAGTGTGACGCCGCCAATCTCATAACTGCTCACGTACTGGTCGAACTTGGCCATGTAATCAAGCGCCCGAATTGTAAGGATTGATTTTTTGCGCGGAATTTCATCTACGATGAACTTGCCAAGCCTTAGTGTTTCAGCGCCAACAACCATGTCAACTGTCAGGACCGCACCTTCAAACCTAAACGAGTCAAAGCGGCGGTCATGGTTATCCAGGCTAAAAACCAGCTCAGATATTTCAACGTTTCCGATCTCGATATTTGAGCCAGAAACCCAGTTTCGATCAATGGAAAGCGAGTCACGGATGATATCATCCTGTGTCAATGACAAGGCTCCATCGATGCCGACCACATCAATGGTTAAGCCAACCAGGTGACCAGACTTGAAAATATCGAGCGCTGTTGTGCTGATTGTCTGCATCTTAACTTATCCCCTGCTGTTTCAATGCCAGCTCGATTCCATCCCACAATCCGGTTAAAACATTCAGCAACGGCGCTGTTCTAGCTTCGACAACGAACACTTTTGACGCTGATGCTCCTGTTTTGGGATTAAGGAAAGATACCAGAATATACTCATGTCCGAACGCTGACAGGATGACCGCTGCTTCTGCTGTGGTGATTCCGGACCACCCTACATTGAGGGTGATCCGTTCGCCAATCTTCATCCGGATAGTTTCTCCGGCTTCATTCTCGCCTGATGACGATGACAAAACATCCTCAAGCCCAAACTCATACTTAGACAGGTTTGCAAAGCTTGTCACCGCCGATCCGGTTGGAGTGCCAGCATAATTAACAGGTGTAACAGATGTAATTGCTGATGCCATGTCACACCCCCACAGGAACGATCACTCGCCCGGCACGCTGGTTCTTTCTTTTGATGACCTTTACCGTCTGGTCGTAGACGCCATCGAGGTACAAATGAATGGTTGTTGTGCCATCCGCCACTGGTACCTGTTGGATTGTTCCAGCAGTGATCTTAGCCACTGCTTCGTTCAAACCACTGATCATCTGTGTGTTGCGTGCGGCAGCGGTCTGATTGGTCGTGACGTTGATGCTTGTCGCAAAGTCCTTTGGTACTGCATCATGCATCTTTTTGGTTACGTTGCCCATCTCGTCATCAAAGCCAACACCTAAGCCAAGCGCCAGGTTCTTTCCAACAATGTCACGGAATACGGTTGATGGAGATTGAATACCAAAGAAATTTTTGAACTGGCTGACAACATTGTCTGCAACTGACTTGATTGTCGATCCAATAGCTTTCACGCCTTCAACCAGACCGGTAGCAAGACCCATGAGAATATCAACGCCTATCTGTCCCCAGTCCTGTTCCATCAAGCCATTGATGATCGCGTTGATGATTTCAGGCAATGCCAGGATGATTGCAGGAATGCCCTTAGGTAAGCCGACAGCCAAAGCAACAATCAGATCGATGCCGGCTGTGATGAGTGCAGGCAAATTGTCGGTTAAACCCTTTACAATCACGGGAATCAGAGCGACAACAGTATCAATCAATTGCGGGATGGCGTTTGTGATGCCGCCAATCAATCCAATCAAAATCTGGAACCCTGCAGCTATGATGGTTGGAAGGTTTTCAATCAGCATGTCGCTTATATCCTGGATGATCCACGGAAGCATTTCCATCAATTGAGGGATGACAACGTTTATACCATCAAGCAAACCCATAAAAAGTGTGATGGCGCCTTGAGCAAGCAACGGAACCAAATCAGGTATGAAATCAATAAGTCCATTGATTAGATTATTGAATCCATCAATCAACACCGGTAAAACATCGTTGATCAGGACGGGCAGCACGGCAGATATTGCTCCAATGATTGCAAAAATAACTGCGTTGAAACCAGCAATGTACTTTGGCAGATCCTTGGCAAACCCTGATATGATGTTCATCAGGCCGTCAGTAAGGCTTTTTCTGAGTTGGACTTCTCCTTCATGCAAGCCTTCACCTGAAAAGATCTTTGACAATGATCCAGTGATGTTTGGCAGTTCGGTGTTAATCACGCCTACAGCCTCTCCTAAACTACCGGCAAAAATCCCGCCCAAGATATTTCCTGAAGCGCTTGCAGTTGACTGCATTTGGTCTATACCATCGCTGAATTTGTTGACATCATCCAAGGCTTTCTGGGACATTATCATGCCTGACTTTTCAGCTTCATCGCCGATTTTTTTCAGAGCATCAGCTCCACCAAGAATAAGCGGATTCAAATCTTGGGCAGATTTGCCAAACAACTCCATCGCCAAAGCGTCTCGCTCGGTTTCGTTTGACATTTGACCGAGAGCATTGATTGCATCATTGAATACTTCTTCGTTGTCCCTCAGCTCACCGTTTGAATCACGCACCTGAACGCCAAGTCTGGCAAACGCTTCTCCTGTTCCCTTAGTAGGATCCGTTGCAGACGCCATGTTCCTTGTCAGCTTTGCCATTGATCCGGTCAATGTCTCCAGCGGCACGTCGATCTGCTCTGATGCAAACTGGAATTTCTGGATTTCTTCAGTTGATAACCCTGTCTGCTTTGAGATGGTGTTGATATCATCTGCTGCTTTGGCTGATTTGACAGCCATTCCAACGGCTGCCGTTCCCGCCGCAACAGCAGCGCCTGTGTAGATAGCAAGACCCTTTCCGGCAACTTCAACGGCAGTGCCAACAGTCTTAATACCAGCTGAAGATATTCCTCCAGCAGCCTTGCCGACATTTTGCAGTCCTTTGGCAACTGGTGCGAGCTTGTCCAGAACCTCCTGGACTTTGACTTTCACACCTTCAAAGGCCGTTCCAATTACAGAAACGCTTTTCTGCTCTTTTTTCAGAGACTTCAAACTTGCCTCAGCTTTGACAATCTCTCTTTGAAGCGCCCTAAACTGGCCAGCATTCTTATCGGTAACAACGGTTTCTGCTTCTGCTTTTTTCAAAGAATCAAGTCGCTCTTTGGTTTGCTTGATGGCATCTGTCAGCAGCTTTTGTTTTTGAATTGCCATGGTAATATTACCAGGGTCCAAGCTGGCTGCTTTATTTACAGCGGCAAGTTCCTTGTGGGCGTTTTTGGCCTCAGTCTCCATAGACTTCAATGCCTTCTGAAGAGGCGCAGTGTTGCCACCAATTTCAATAGTTATTCCCTTGATGCCCTTCGCCATGCTTCTTTTCTCCGCCCTTTCTCGCTGTATTTGTCTCTGAGCGCCCCTCGATCCGGGTCCTTCTGTTCCATCAACCAGCATTTATCCAGGTATTCCTGGCCGCTTTCCGTTTGATTGAGCGCATGAATGTAGGCGTCCCTGCGGTAAAGCAGATACACATCCCATGGCAGCTCATCAATCTGGTGGAAATTCAGTCCGGTATGTTCATGGACCAGTCGTTCCCAGATCGTAGTAACCTGGTATTTCTGTTCATCATCTTCTTGACCCGGAATGGAGGGGATTCTCAGTTTGGGTCTGAACTGGCTCCGCTGGCAAACTTCATGTAAGCCGTGAACACGTTCATCAGGTCTTCAAAATCAAGAATAGATTCAACGTACTCAACATCGACCTGATCATGCTCAAGGTTATTTGAAAGCGTGGTCGCCAGCAGCCCGTAGATTTCATTGACTGTCTCGATGTCATTCACCTGAAGGTTGGTTATCCTGGACTGGATACCCACCAAGGCGTCAAAAACAGCCTTAGTGGGCATCCGAAGCCGCAGTTCTTTCCCATCGATCAGCTTGATACCCATCGTCCGTTTTGCGGTTTTGGTCAGATCAAGCATTTATCCACCTCAAGCCTTAGACACAACAGTGGTCTTGCCGCCAGCCATCGCCAGGGTGTCTTCATCCACTTCACAGACAGCAATTTCATTTCCGGTTGTGGCGGTGATATCATCCGTGCCATTCCAAGCGGTCCAGCCGGTTGTGAGGTCATCTCCGAACGCAGGCAGTGTCACCGTGGTATCTGTCTTGTAGACATAGGTGCAGCCACCCGTCAGGGCCGG